TCCCGTAGGCGTTGCAGGGTCATACGATTGTTAGAGCATGAGGGGAGCCTCACGTTTTTGTATTCGCTTGAAGGCGAGCCGAGAGCCGTGGTACGTGTACGAGTTCGTAGAAACGTTGTGCGCGTACGAGCAAACGAGGCCGCCATTCGCATACGCATTGTTGTTCGCACGGCCAACGACACGGCACCGGGGACGCGCTACCTTTTTGAGTTCATTCCTTTTTGTTGTTTGTTGTCATTATGTTTGCCAGAGATAGACCACTTGAAGCGGTCTATCTCTTTGTGGGTATTTCCATTCAGTCGGTTTCGATTGTTTCAGATGTATCCTCAACAATCTCAATATCCCCACTGAAGGCGAGCCGAGAGCCGCAGTGCGTGCCCGAGTACGCAGAAACGTAGTGCGCGTACGAGTAAACGAGGCCGCCATCCGCATACGCATTGACGCACGCACGGCCAACGACACGGCCTCTATCATGGGTGTAATAGTAGCCATCGCCGTAGTGTAAATTCCATTGAGAACTATCCGAAGTTACGCGAGAAGCAAGGGTATCACAGAACCTGCCAAACTTTACACGGCCTATGCAGTAGCCACTTGAGGTATTGTTGAGGCCCTGCACGGCACGTTCTGTCTTGCTTACGGGGTCGTAGATGTGATACACAGCATCTATCGGGTCAGAGGATTGACCTATGCACTTATTCTTTTTGAATGAGGCATAACTTGTTACGTTGGCCGCAATGTTCGACATCCATTCATAGTTGCAGGCTACGAAATTCTGAATACCGAATATGATATTGCCGATGTTGCTTCCACTATACTTTCGGGTTACATTGCCAAAGGTGTTGAAATTGTTGGCACCGGTCGTATATTGAGAGCCACAGCCATATCCGGCATAAGCCTGAATGTCGCGCTCTCCAGTCAGAGCCATTACAAGGTTGGCGATATCCTTTGATATTTCGTAGTCGATAGCATGGTAGCCCTCACCTCGCATTTCGCACAGGTTCATAAAGTCCTGACAGGTGTAGTGCATGGTCGAGGTCGGCACCGAGGTATTCTTTACCCGTCCCTCGGAGTCATACTGCCAGTCGGGATTGGTAGTAGATGTTCCGTCGCCGCACTTGGTTCTGCTACCGCTGATAGACCGAGGGCGCATGAGATTATCCATGTGTATGCCGTACACGCCGACCAGACGTTGGCGAGTATGCACCCAATCAGGTTCTATTGCCTCGATTGCGGCCGAGTCAACTGCAATAGCCTCCAGTTCATCGAAGCCGATAGGAGCAGTGAACAGCAGTTTGACAGAGCCGGAGGGAACATCGCAGAAAACGTACTCTCCATTCACGAAGTCAAAGAGTGCATGAGTAACCATCATATTGAACTTGGCTACAATCTTACCGTCTGCGTCGACAAAGACAGCGCCGATAGTGGCATTGTTGAGGCCCGGCCAGCGGACTTGCTTCATGCCCTCGACATTTATCTCATACACGCTGTAATTCGGGTTCTCCAGTATTGTAACATCGTCCCCTTTCTTTACAGCGGTGTCATCGACAATCGTATAGACGCTGGCCATAGAGGTATGCAGACAATCAGCGAGTTTAACTCGGTTACGACGATAGGAGCCGTCGGCATTGGTGGCGACTGTCGAGATAGGCTCTTCTGCCATACTGCTGACAAAGAAATACTTTCTCTGGTTCTTGTAGTCGTTCACACCCTTATACCAGTATGCAGGGAGTAGCTTCATAATGTCGAAGCCTTCTCCTGCCTGATCGGTGGGGTCATACTCCGTGCCGTCGGCCATGAGATTGTAGTTTGCATCAGAAATCTGTATGCAACGCATCTTCTGTGAGGTACGGTTGTAGGTACACTTATAGGCGTGGCTCATATCCCTCACGCGGACAAAATGCCCGGAGGGTTCAAACTCTTCGCCGACGGTGCCGTTTTCAAGGTTGGTGATGTTTTGGCTATCACTCTCCGTATCATCGAACACAACGCCGGTGTACTGCGAGTTGTGGATTTCCAGTTGAGGGAAATATCTCTTCAACTTTTCTATCGTAACTGCGTCAGCACCGTTTTCAGGGATAAGGTTCTCCATTATCCACCGGCCCGTGATGCCTGAACACTGGCCGCTTTCTTCGTATGCTTGGCCGGAGGGGTCAAGACCCACGGCGCCGCTTGAGCGCAGGGCCGCAAGGATTGATGAGGGTGCGGTAATGTTGACATCCGGCAGTCGTATGTATCGGATAGCCGATGACGTTACTATGCCGTTGATAAGTGCCATAGGGTCGATATGCGGACAGCCGGAGAGCATAAGGCGTATCACGTTGCTCATGCCTGCGATTGTCAGACCGCCGGGATATGACAGCTTGGGGAGGTTGACAAAGTTTAACTCCGACATTGAGGCCGGGAGTTCCAGCGTTTCAAGCGGTGAGGTTTCGGCCGTGGTGATCGAGGTGAGGTCAGAGCCGGAAGCAAGCACCGTTTCAAGTCGAGGGCACTTGGAGGCGTTGATAGAGCGTATCTCCGTGGTTCTCACGTCAAGGTGGCGCAAGAACGGCAGGTCGCCGAGGTTCATTGTTTCAAGGAAGCCGGTATTGCCGGGCGACAATCTCCACGTTGTCCTGTGATTGACCGAGCCAATCACAATCTTCTCCGCAAGTGTCATTACAGAGAATTGGAAATTGGGGTCGAGCGACAACTGCGAGAGGTCTATCTCGCTCATGCGGTCAGCCTGATAGATGTAGAGCAGAATGTTATCGCCATGCTGGAAATCGGTAAATACACCTTCTTCACCGGCTTGCAGATACATTCCTTGAGTGATGTTGCCACCGTCATTGCCGATGCCGAAATAGCCCGATTTGGCTGCCTTGAAACGAATGACAGCACCAGTCTTAGCACCGACACGACCACCGAGGACGTGGCTTGCGTCCTTGAAATCGCCAGTCTGGTAATAACCGTCGCGTATGCGCCACCTCTGCTCGATGAACGCAGGGAGTGAGGTCAGACCGAGGCCCTGAAGGGCGTAGTAGTATATGTCATTGTAGCCGGTATAGTGTATATACTTGCGCTCGCCGTCATACGAGGACACTACTTTCGGCCACAGCTTCATACGTTTGTTGACAAAGTAGTGGAGCGCACCTTTGGGCGAGAACGGGCCGGCACCGATACCGTCAATCTCAGGGAGATTGCGCATCGTGGCCACTACGCCGGGGAGGGTCAGAGTATTGCCGGAAGCATCGCAGACCATTTCCTGATTTTCGCAACGGCGCAAGTCATTCCAGAGGATAGAGCCACGGCCGGCGTAGCACTTATCATCTGTTGCAGGGTCAAGTTCAGAGGGTATCGTATTGCCGCCGTCATTGTCCTTACCGTTGCAGGTGTCGCAGTCATAGACCTTATTAAAGTACATTCTGACTGGTTCCATTGCAGAGGGAGTATGATATTCGCCATTCTCAACCCAGCAGCCGTCCTCTAAGAAGAACATCGGTTGCATATTCTTTGCCTGCTGATCGACAGCGGCAAGGTAATCCGTGAATGTGTAGTAACTGATAAGCGACTGAACGCTCATATATTTCCACGCATTCGATTTCCATATTCCCTGCCATGTTGATGCGAGAGCAGCCTTAGAGTAGTCGCAAGTATCGCAGAATTTGAGAACATTGAACAGGTCATACGGCACCTTACGACCCATTGCGAGGTCTATCTGCAACTGGTCGTCATCTATCATGCACTCGAAGAACTGCGTCCATGCCGGATAGGTTTCCTGTCCGAGATTGAGTTTCGCAACCCACGAGGACATTGTGGCTGTGGGAGCCATCATGTCTGCCACAGAGCCGACACCCATAAACCAGTCCATGCCGTCGTAGGTGATAAGCTCGTAGCCGGATACAGGGTTCAGGACATCGCCGGTGATTACCCACTTGCCGTTAATCTGCTTCATTGAGCCGGTAGAACGCGCCCACTCGCCGCCGCTGTAACGCATTATGCGGTAGTCGCGGCCGCAGTATTGCGAGAGCAGATACGGCATAGTGGTATCAAGACCCTCGGACTGTTTGAAGCGAGCCATTGTCTGGTCGAGAGTTTCATCGGGCAGACCGAAAAACTCTATAAAGTCGCCGTAGTTCAGGCAACCCTTATTGTATCCGGGAGTGTCCATGAAGCCGAGCGCAACCTGTTCGCCCTTATCCTCTTTCCAGTTACCTTTGGCATGAAACCACGCATCGGTCAGCGACTCATTGGTGGCACGGAAAGCGGCGATTGGGTGATTGGCTGTGGAGTGGTTCATTTCAAGGCCACTCACAACAACCTCGCCTTTCTTCCATGTGCCGTCGAAAGCACGTTGGGCCGGTGTCATGTAGGAAGCACCGAGAGTGCGATATGTGGCGTTCATAAGGTCGCACACGCCGCAGTCATTGGAGTTTGAGCTGTCGGAATAGTCGACCTTAACCGTGATGATTTTGACAGGGATTGTATTCTCTTCTACGCGGACATAGCCGAGTTCAAAGAGTTTGTATGCCATGAGAGCATCGGCATTTTCGTAATCAGGATAGATAGGCGTAATCTTCCAACCTTTCTCTTTGGCGAGATAAAACCTGTCATTTTTGATAGGACGCTTGGCCGAGGTCGTACCCTGACGGCGCCAGCGGACATTCTCTGCTTTGAAAGAACGCCACGGCATTGTCGGGTGAAAATAGAACAGGGTACACTTGAAATTCGTAGACGTATTGATGTCGGAGTCGAAACTGTCAAACGTAGCCTGCGGAGCGACTACAACATAGTACGGAATACCCTTTGCTTTGAGTAGGTCAAGAGTGGGCCGGTTCTGATTGTCAAGCACATTTTCTGCCTCATACTCCGCTGTCATAGCGTTGGTGTCAGTCAGTTTGCACAGGTAGTTCTGGAAAGCCTGCGCCCACTCGTAGTAGCTGTCATAAGCGAGAACATAGTACAGATACAAATCACCGTCCGTACCGTTGAAGCTGATATGACGTGTGTTGAGGATAGCGCCGGAGTTGGCTACATAACCGATTGCGCCTACCTCTTCACCGTTCAGATAAAGTTTTAAGGTGGAGTAGTCAGTCGAGCCACGATGCACGGTGATTGTTGAGGGTTCAACAACAACAGCCAGCGTTATCTTCTCACCACACTTGAAGCCACGGGTAACGGTCGAGGGGGTGCCGTTCTTGCAGTACATTACAACCTTGTTGCCGCAGATGTAGAAGCCTGCGCCGCTATCTGGGTCGTAGCACTCTACCAGTTTGGCCTCGCTGTCCTTGATATTGTTTGTGGCAAAGGCCATCTGCCACGCCATACCGTTAGTCCTCTCCGTGGCGGCAGAGCCAAAGGGTGCATAAGGAATACGGGCGGTTACGTTCTCTGCAATGCGGAGGCAGTTATCGCCGAGATAGTTCCCGAAGCCGTTTGATGACCAGTTGGAGCCTTCAACTATCATCGTATAGCCCTTATCGGTAATGGTATGGTCAGGTTCAGAGTTGGAGCGTGTAGCAAAGTCATAGCCGAACAGCGCCCCCTCTTTCAGAACAGCAGCAATCGCAGAGCCGTAAACACGAATCTGAATGGGCGTAGTTTGAGAAGCACCACTCTGCACAAAGAACTCTATTGTAGCCGAGCCGTCGGTATCGTAACCTTGTATCTGCTTCGATACCTGATAAGTCTGGGAAATTTGACATTCCACGGTGGTAACAACGTGGCCGTCGATAGACACGTCAGCCTTAGTGGAGTTTTTGTTTGGAGTGTATGCGGCCACCTCTACAACGAGCGAGTCATACAGACGTATGGAGCCGTTGTTGGTGTCATTGTATCGGAGTGCAACGATTGGAGTTGTGGAAGCAGGGTCAACGCACATTACCGAGGAATAGATTGTGTTGCCTTTCACTCCTGAAGCCACGTCCTCTCCCGATATGCGGATTGGATATGAGCCATGCTGCATTACCTCGTTGCCACCGAGAACATTCTTCGGATTGATTGATATAGTATGAGAATAGCTATCGGTTATCGTAGCGACTCCGAGGGTATGCCATGCTCCGTTGAGGTAAATTTCAGTCGTAACTTTCACGCCCTGCTTCGATACGTTGTTGGCGAACTTATACATCAGAATGTTTTTGGTATCGCCACCAACCTCTAAGGCAGAACTGGAGGTGTAGTTGAGGGTCTGCACCGAGGTACAGGTAACGTCGACAGCCGTAACGGTAATGGTACGACGCTTGACATTGTTATCTGCATCATAGGCCACTATCGTAAATTCTTTTTGGGCGGCCTCGGTGAAGAACTTGGTAAATTCCAGAGTGAACTTGTAGTCGGTCGACGTCGCAGATGAGTTCTGATTGACATTCTCGCTCCACAGCGTCAGGCCGGAGGTGGTATCAATTATTTCAAGGCGACGGATAACGCCAAGAACTTCCGTATCACCGTCGAATGTTACCGACTTGATAGCGGCCCGGACAGATATTTCAGAGCCATACGCAGCATAGACGGCAGGGCTTTCCAAGTAGATAGAAAGTGTCGAGCCGGCCACCTGACCTGCTCCGTTGCTCTTGGGGATTGATACAGACTCACCGATTTTGGCACCGGCCTTATCTACACCTTGAATGACATAGTTATCGGGGTCAGGAACAATCTCCAGTCCTGCGAATTGCTTTTGCTCCAGTTCATACGCGCCCCCAGTGCTGAAAGCATCGTGGCCGCCGCGCTCTGGGGTGTCAGAGGTTTTGACAGAGCCACCACCGCCAAACTCTTTCCAAAGTTCTTTGCTCGCAAAATCCGTGGGCTGTCCTGTGAACTGATAAGCCTCCCACTTGTATTCTTCAGAACGGAAAGTAATCACAAGACCACCTTTGGCGTATGTGATGCCGGAGGACTGCTGTATCGAGAGGATAGCGTCAATGGCACTATCTTTCGTGTAGTAGCCTGATACGGTTCGGGGACAGAGGTTGTCAACATTGATTATAGCCTCTGCGCCGGCGGACATTCCTGCAAGGTCTATCCAGTTCTTGGCGCTCTTGAACTGCGCCTCGGTTACGTTGGGGCCGACATACTGGTAAGTTTTCCACGAGCCGGCGCTTATGGCGAAAGTAATCTGCAAACCGAGCAATGCTTTGTCAGCGGCGAAAACAGCATCGAGAACATTGTGGGTTTGAGTTTCAGCCATGATATCGGAGTAATACTCTCCGGCAGGGAGGGGTATTTCGACAGTGGCGTTGAATGTATTGCCAACAGCGGCACCGCCTCCGCCAAACGGTTTCCATTGTTCAGGATTTTCCCAATCGGCATCTTCATCGAATACGTTCTTGACCCACTGATATGCGACCCATTTATATTTTTCTTCCCCGTTGGCATTGGTTTCAGCCATGAGGAATGTTACGACAGCGCCATAAATGCGGTAGCTATCATCAACCGAGCTTACAGCACTCTTGAGGGTATAGAATGGCTCATCAGTATCGTACAGCGCATTCAGGTTCAGGAACATCGTGGCCATAAGCTGGTGGCTATGGTCTGACAACCTGTTTCTGTTTTCTATGGCTTGGTCGTAGGCAGCTTTACCTTTATCACCGGGATATGCTGTACCTGCGGTTTCGCCAAGAGCGAGGTCAGAGCCAATCGTTATCAGTTCCGACCCACTCCAACGAAATGTCTTGTTGTTTGAGGTACAAGTATAGATTTTGCCAGCATCGGGTATTCTACCGTCAATGTCTACACCTTCTCCGAATGACTCTGCATCGAGCCAGTTATTGTAATAGGTGAATACCTCGATCTTGATAGCAACTTCTCCTTTGTCAATATTCCAAAAATCATCTATTGGGATTGAAGGAGTAGCAGCCTCAATTTTGGGAGATATGGCGGTTACCCTCTTGGGACGTAAGACTGCATCCCAATCACCATTTTCAGAAACTTGTAGATTTGATACCGCCAACAGGAACCTGTTTGCTACGGTGTCATAAACTACCATGCAGCCGCGATCGGTAGAGCTTTTGCCTATGGAAGCCCGTTGAGAGGTTACTCCGGATACCATAGCGTTAAACTCTATAACATCATCGACAAAGCCGGGGAGGTTCGCGGCAGGCACTTTCGCATTAGCATCAAGGGGAGCAATGCCGTTAGGCTGGCCGATTGAGTTGTGAGTGGCAACAGCCTGTGTCTTTGCCTCATCAGCCGTGGTCTGTGCCTTATCTGCGGCAGTCTTGGCAGTACCGGCCAAAGCAGCAGCATTAGCCGCAGCCGCCTTTGCTTCGTTTGCCGTGGTATTGGCATTTCCGGCAATGATTGTAGTGCTGTTGAGCGTGGTCTGGAGAGCATTATCCTTACTCTCCCTCTGTTGGGCCTCCGTGGTCAGGGCGGAGTCAGTAGCCTCGATTATATCTACCAACATCTTACCGACACGTTCAGCCGTGTTCTGTCCCTCGCTGTCCTCATACCTGATAAGGTCAGCCTGAGATTTCAGGTTGGATTTATTCGTTAGTCCCATTGCAGTAGAGTGATTTATTATCCGATTTTGCGTATTTTGATGCCTCCTGACGCTCTTTGTGCGCCGAGGTTGCCCGTAGGTATCCCGACATGGCTACAATAGCGCAGACAGTCCCGGAGGTAGCTGTTTGCGGCTTCCAGTGTGTCATTGTAGCAGTCGGAGCGCTCTTTGGTGGAGATATGGGAGGCGTAGTCGGACTCCTTCATCACCACTCCGAAGCGAGTAGTCTGAAAGTCGCCGACCATGACATTTTTGGCGAATACGAAATATGCAACACAGCATTTCAGCCCGACAAACGAATAGATGCCGCCGTCCTTTGCCGTGTATGTGCCTCCATTCAGAAGCACTTTGTATTGCTCATTTACCTCGCCGTTTTGGAGTATATCAAGGAACAGCCTATCACCGAGAACAGGCTTAATATTCATCTGCTCTGCTTCGGTGATATAGGCCAATATTCTTTCATGGTCTATTTTGCCGTTTATGGGTCGGCCAATCTTGGCTGCCTCGTCAGTGGTTAAGAGATGTTCCATTGTTCTGCGTGATTTGAATTGTGTTAGCGGTTGAATTATTGCTGACGTAGATTAGCGGTTCAATCTCGTAATCATCAGAGACATTGGCTTTCTCATACCACCTGTCAAAAATCTTTTTCAGGTTTCGAGAGATTGAGCGACGGACTTTCGATACATAGGAATTGTAGTATTCGTATGCCTCGGACAGCACGTTACCACTCCAGCCGGTACGTCCGATGCGGACGTTATACCACGGCTCCTGACCAAATGCGGAGTAAATTCGTTCTGTGGTGCTGCTTTCTGTGCAGTTGAATTTTGCGTCATAGTTCGACCCCTCAACATTGATAAACTCTGGCTTTTCTTCCTCGGAGTTAATCGTAACGTCCATGATAGAGCAGCAATTCATATCACCCTGAAACACGTCAAGACTCTTGGAAAAATCATAATCGTCTTTTGGAGGCAACTCATTTCCGTTTTGGTCGTATTCAACTGTCATACCCTTGCGGTGAACGAACATACCGGAGAGCATGAAGCCATTACGGACGTTGCGGTATTTCACGTTGTCAAGGCCCTCATCAGTTGAGAGGTTCGTAACAACTTTGTCGTATATGGGCTTAGGATACTGATAGCGGCCGTCCATTGAAAACCACAAAATCTGGCCCTGATAACTCTCTATCCCCCCGGACGCTTCAATCTGCGCCAGTACGACTTCGGGGATAGGATTGAACATGAATATCTTTTTGACATTCTTTTTATCGACATTTATAGTCTTGCCCTTTCTGGTACGTTTGCCACTCCAGTCAGGGTGTACGTTGACATACAAAATCTGACCGTCCTCTTCTTCTTCCTCCAGACGGCACTCTTGAAATGGTATGTGCTGAAGCTCCACAATTTCGCAGGCCATGTTATAGTTGACATGGAGAGCAAAACCGTGAAAGTACGCAAGGTCGTATGCTATAAGGCTGAATACATCGTCTATGGTTTCTCCCTTGCGATTGCAGATGTATTCAGAAAAATCTTTGTTTCGTAAGCCGTTGCCCTCAATGAACGTCATGTAACGCTCTACGCAGGTGCTACCGGTCGGGCTATTCTGTATCAGGTCATACATTCGTTGGGGATAGAGGTTATCGCTCCCATACGTCTGAATGTTCAACAGACTTAGGTAATCGGTGCTGAACCGCTTCGGAGGTCTTATTACACTATTGACGTTCATTGAGTATTAGGCTTTGTGGATTGTGATTATTCGGCGTTAGCTTCGGACTGAGTATCTGTGCCAACTTTCTTTTTGAGCATAGCGTTGGATTGCTTGAGGCCCTTGTTCTCTTTCTTGAGGTTTTCGACCTCTTTTAGAAGATTGTCGCGTTCCTCTGTGGTAGCGGCCAACTGCTCATTGGCGTTGCCGAGTTCCATGCGGAGGTTTTCGATTTCGAGGTCTTTTTCAGAAGGGTTCTCATCTTCTGCTGGGGGAAAGTCGCGGTCAGCTTCCAGTTCTGCGATACGCGCATCACGCAGCGCTATGGCGGCTTCATTTTCCGCGATCTGTTCATCTTTGGATTTGATGATTTCCAGAGCCTCGGCTTCGGTCATGTGGGGAGTATTGTCCGAGCCATCGGCGTTATGCTCTGTGTATGCCGCTACACGGGCTTTCCAGTCGTCGGGCAGTTCGGCAAACAGATTGGCGTTAGCCGGGTTCATGGCGAGATACTTTTCTGCAACCTCGTTAGTGAGATTGGCAGAGGTATAGGCCTGCGACTGCCCGAAGAAAGAAATGACTGCGCCGGCTTTCAGCTTATAGTCTGATTTCTTTGGCATTGCTTTGTATTTTTTGAGTTTAATTTTGATTTCCATGTATGCGTCCCGATAGCAGTCGCTACACCCACGGTTGGTTATTTCACGCCCGAAAAGGTCATAGTACACTTTATCGAGAAAAGCCCTGTCAAGAGTAGAAAAGCCGTCTGCGTAACGGCTTTCCATTTCTTGAAGGGTCTTGATGATTTCGTTGTAGCCCATAGTTGTGTGATACGTTAGGAGCCTGCAACGAGGGAGGCAATAGCGGTGCGTGTAGTCGCAACGCTGTCATTGAACAGGAATAATCCCGCAGACGGAGCGCCCGCTTCTTCCAGTGTGGCTGACCAACCGCCATCGGTTTCCTCGGAATACTTATCGTCTGCCAACGCTGTGGCCGATAAGCCCTGCTCATAGCCGTACACCTCAAAGGTGTTCTTGCCGTCTTTGCCGCCATACTTGTTTTCGAGAATGACGACAAACGAGCCGTTTGCGAGGGGATTGATGATGTCGTTTACCACGTCAGGACCGTTGTCAAGAATTACCAGACCGACAGTCTTTGTGAACTTACTGCGGTAGGTGCCGGTAGCCATCGCCTTGTTTGTTCCCGTGAATGGTGATTTTCCGGGAACAAACATTCGATAGGCTTTCTTGCCTTTCTTCAGGACAAGGGTCGAGAGAATACACGGGTTACTGGTGTCGCGGGCGCAGGAGTCGCGGTCGATGTCATCAGAGTTGATAATCCAACCGGTATTGCGGATACCTGCCACGGAGCTGTTCTCGCAACTTGCTACGAGGTCAGCAGCCAATTTGTAGTCGCAACTTTCAGTAGCCATAGCGTATTGGGATTAGAGGGCAACCTGAACAAGGGCGTCCTCACCTACGAGGGTGCCGATGTTCGACTGTGCGAAGATATTGTTGTATCGGGTTTCGTCGTTGAACGTTACGGAGAGGTCAGCGATGAGTTCCTTGTCGGTCGTACCTGCAAAAAGGTTCTGGGGAGAGGTCAGAATTGCGCGGTGCGGGCAGTTCAGAGAAGTGCCGTTATCCTCGTATTTCTTAATCATTCTATCCCAGATGTCGAGGACAATAATCTCGTGGCCGTCGTAACGGGAGAGCTGAATGCCAGACGTTACTTGCTCGACTTCAAGCTGGAGATTGTGGAGTTTCTTCACATCGTTGCGCAGAGCCTTGAACAGGGAGTTCGTCATCATAATGGCGTGGTCCTCCTTGTCGAAGATGCGAGAGTCAGCATCAGAGAGCATATCGTCCACGATGCCGATAGCGACACCCTCCTTGCGGATTGCAGCCTTCTGGGAGGCATACGTTACCTTGGGGGTAGCCGAGGTGTCTTTGGTGGTGTTCGCTTCGATTGTGGTAAGCTGGTGAGCGTTGGTGGCGGTGATTGCTTTCAGACGCTTCCACAGGCCGTCGGCCATTGTGAACAGGGTCTTGTCGACACCAGTGGTCAGGAGGCCGCTGTCAGCGACATTCTTTGCGTCGGTATCACCGAACCATGCGATACGCCAGAACATTTCTACCATTGCTCGCTGGAGCAGCGGAACGAGAACGTCATTCCAGTATGGAGTGTCGGGCAGATAGGCGATTTCTGTGCCGGTGTTCAGAGAATATTTGGCGATTGTATTCTCCAGTTCTGTATAGCAGATATGCTTTGCAATCTGCCACGGGCCGAGCGCCCACTCCTTTTCAACACCGGTAATGTTGATGTTGTCGTAGGTCGGAGAGCAACCGGACTTATTCTTACCCACATCGCCCATGTCGTCGATGTAGCCGAGCTTCTGTCCGTTGTATACGCCCGTGGAGATTGTCAGCACACGCTCTATTTCGGGGTCGTTGAAAACGGTGAGGAAAAGCAACTCGCCAAGGTCGCGGATCGCACCGTTGTCAACCGTAAACTGACTAAAATTCATGACTGTGTTCTTTAATTTGTGATTGATGTTGGGGAGCCTGATTACTTGCGGGCTGCGCGACGGCGGGCTGCTTCGGCTTTCTGTTCGCGGATTTTGCGCTGGGTAGCGGTTTCGCCGGTAGTACGACGGGCCGATGAGCCGGTCTCGACGAAGCGACGGTTGGAAGCATTGAAAGTCGATTTGCTTGCGAGGACCTTGTCGAGCCACGCACGGCCGCCGGCCTTGGCAACCTTGGCGAGGATAACGCGCTCGTCGGAGGACAGGACACGGGCGCCGCGCTTGGCTTCCAGTTCTTCTTCGAGTTCGGTCACACGCTCTTCGAGCTGTTCGTTCTGTTCGGTGAGGGTTTCTACCTCTTCCACGAGTTCGTTCTCGTCGAGTTCGTCACCCTCGGCGGTTGTCTCACCGTCGCCGGCCGGAATGATGTCAGTGATGATACCTTCTTCGACCATGATGACTGTGCCGTCATCGAGGACAAATTCGCCGTCGGGCGAAGCAGTATCGCCGACCTGCGGGTCGCCTTCTTCGCGGTCTACTGTGAGTTCAGAGCCATCGGCAGCGGTAACTACCATAGCCTTCATACGGAGGTCGGACATACGACGGAGTCCAGCCTTTGCAAGCAGGCGGTTGAGCTTGCTGCTCTCCACCTTGACAAACTTTTTCTTCATAGCTGTGAATTGTTTGGATTTTATGTTTGTGAATGTTCTGGTTTTCGATGCCGTGAGGGGCGAGAGTGTTTTGGAAATGAAGCCCATCTCGATAGCCTCTTGTGTGCCGACATAGGTATCAAGAGCCATAAGAGCCACCAACTCGGAGCGTGTGGCCGTAGTACGCTGCACATAGAGGTCAAGCATTTTCTTTTCTTCCATGCGCAGGTTGTCAGCCTGAACTTTGAGTTGGTCGATGTTCTTTTCGAGATTGTCAGCGGTCAGTCTGGTATACCAATCCATTTCGGGGCAGCAGAGAGCCGGATTGTGGATACAGAAATGAGCGTTCTTGTATGCGAAGCGACGCTCTAACGGAGCAGCCAAAAGGATTATCGTAGCCATTGACGAACACTCGCCCTCGACGGTGCAAGTGATTTTCTTGCCGGAGCGACGCAGTTTGTCATATATCGCCCAGCCCTCAACGCAATCACCGCCACGGCAGTGAATACGAATATCAATGACGTTATCATCGTCCGCCATTGAACTGATGAACTCATCGATGTCCTTATAGCACACGCCGTCCATGCCCTCCCAGTTTTGGAGCATGATTTTCTCTTCTTCTCCTACGATGTCGTTGAAAATTTTAAGAGTAGCCATTGCGGTTCGTGTTGTTGATTATATACCGCAAAGTTACCTCGCTCCATGTTCATTATTAGAGCATTATCCCCTTATTCCACTGAACATTAGCGTTCACTATTATGCCTTATTAAGACACCATTTTAGCCGTTCCAAAATTGTAATTTTGCTCCATATAACAATCATTTGGAATGTTTCTCAAACATGGCTAAAGTCGTACACGTTCATATTTTCACTCGCCCACGCGGAGAGGTCAAAGATTATTATTTCTCAAGCATTGCAGCAGTCTATACCGTATTGTCCGCAGAGGAAATCGGCGCAACGCTTAGTTACCTGCAACACGTAGGTCTTAGTGGTAATGGTTCTGTCGTCACAAAGAAAGCCATAATCAAGCAAGCGACCCTACACTCCAAACCGACACAAAAAAAGCGGAGCCGGTGATTAGCCGTTCCGCATTCAGTAGATTTTATCAAAAGTTTGTATATCGGATAACTATTCCCGATAAGCACTTTCAGCACGAGCATCAGCGACGGCCTTTTCTGCGTCAGCCAAATTGTCGTACCAATCTGTGTATATATCCCTGTCTCTCGCAGAATACGAATGGCTTTTGGGGCATTTGGTAGTTTTCCGGGTCATTGTGATAGCAGCCGTAACACGTCCGTCATCGTGGAATGACGATGTTACGCAGTAGTAGGTCTTTTCCATCTTTCTTGGGTTGTAGATTACATCATTTATTTTCTTATGCTTTTATGCTTTTATGCGACAACTTTCTCCTTTGAAGGGCAAATCTTATCGTTGACTCGTTCAAGTATGAGCATCTTCTGCTCGTTTGTAATTTTAACAGCTTCATACTTGTCGCTTTCACGATTAAGGACGGAAATTTCAATTTTCACATCGGTTACACTTGCGCAGACCTCGTCTATCTCTATTCCACCGGAGGGAGGTGTCCAATAATCTCCGGGGTCGTAGTCATCGTGAAAGGATATATCAGCACAGTAACCTGCGGTGATGTAAATATCGCTATCTTCGGGATTTATACCCGGAAGTCCATCGAAGCAGATTTCTTCCAACTCCGACTCTATGCACTGTGAGCCATGACTGTAACAGCGGCCATATTCATCCTCATAACATTCAAGGTTTGAATAATCTCCGTTGCACGGATTATCAATGACATCTTCCATTTTGGAAACAATATCATCTATGATTGCCTGAACCTGTTCTTCTGTCAGTGTCATCTTCTTTCCAGTTAGATGAGAGTTGCAGCGTTGAATGAACGAAATGCCTGCTTTTCCACGTCCCAAAAGCAGATGCAGTCTGCCGGGCGTTCCTTGTGGCTACCGTTGCCCGTCGGGTGGTAATTGATGTCGCAGAGAGTGCCGGAAGCATTACGGATCTCACCGTTGGCTTTTCGGAATGTGAAATGAGCCACGCCCACGAGCATTCGGGCATATATCTTGGCCGCTTTCCATGCCATACGCAAAGCCTCGCTGAAGCTGGCAGCTTGGGTGCGTTTTAGAATGGAGTGTGCAATGCGGAAGAGTTTCGATTTGTCTATCATCTTTGTTTCGTTTAGGTTTGAACTTATTTGCTTAAAAACTGGGGTCGATGTAATGTCTTTGATAATGAAGCATGAGCTTCACGCTGTCTTTTGTAGGATAGCCCTCCATGCACCACTTACCATTTTTTCGTTTAGTGAACACGTCCGTATGGCCGGTTTCAAGTTCAGGCAGTATCTTATAGTCGCCAGCGTAGTAGTCGAGGCATTCTACCTCGTTGTGTGTTACCTCAATCTTAGTAGGAGAAATTATGCGCGTTACCGTGGCAGCACGTTTATCGCTCCAGTAACAGATTGTGCAGGGTAAACCAACCTCCGGCACAATCGCATAAATGGCTTTTAGTCGTCTGACATCATGTTCTTCTTTCCACTTGAGTTGCAATTTGTAGCGGGCGTTCTTCTGTTCTTGTGTGAACGAAAGCCATTCCTCGCGGGTCAAGTCGTAGGGGTTCTTCTCGGCCTCAATAGCGGCCAGTGCATCGAAACTTTCTTTTGTTGTCATGGCAGGGAGTTATGCGAGTTCAACACTTTTGAGCGACATTGAGCCATAAGGACAGGCATCGGCTATTGCTCTTGCTTTCTTGGTGGCAGAGGCAATCGTGCGCGCCTCGATTGTGTAGGTTCTGAGAGAGCAACCCAACTGGGGGTTGTAGCGATTGAATGTTGCGATGAATCTTTTCATCTTTATCAGGGTTTAACTTATTTGCTTATTCTTTGATGGTTATGCGCAGAAGAAATCTCGGTCGTACTCATTGCGATGTTCTTCAACATAGTCGCAAACTATGTCTATCGTTTTGCAGATGTCGGTTGGATATGCCGACCATCTTTTTCGGGAGGAAATCTCCATTACTATTTCGGAGAGGATATCTTGTATTTCCTGATACTCGTAACTGAAATTGAGATACAGGTCGTAGCATTTGTCGATATACTTCTTAGTATCGCCATTGGCAAGGAGGTAGAGTAGCTCACCTGCGATTTCTTGAGCGTTTATCATTGTTGGTATCTTTGTTTGAGTGTTAATTTGTTTTATTTTGATAGTACAAATCTACACAAAAATTATCTTATATGCAAGTTTAATCATCTGAAAATCTGCATATTACGCATTATTTAACTTTTGCTGATACCCTCTTTTTATCGAGATATGGAAGCAGGGAGAGCAGCCGGTCAACCGTCATACTCCGTTGGATTGGCCTCGGTACGTTCCACCATGAACGCAGAGCGCGACCACTTTCCGATGCCTGATGTTTGGCCGTAGCCATTGTTGAGTTGGTCGAGGCCGTAGTCATCAATAGCCCCCTTTGCCGCCATATCTTGCGTGTAAGCTCTTAAATCTTCGTTGGTGGTAAATACACCCCGGAGGGTCAGAGAACTTGTTGAGAGCCACGCATCACCCTCATACAGGAGTATAATTTCGTTGCCTTTCATCTGTGTTAGGATATGGAATGAGGGCAGCCGAAGCCACCCTCACTCGATTGTTCGATTATGCTACGTTTTCGCTGTCAGATTGGCGAGGGGCCTTTTCTGCCAATGCCTTTTCCAGTTCAGCAATTCGGGTTTCGTAATCACGGCATTTTGCCTCGTAGTCCTCGCAGAGTTGTCGGTCAATAGACTCAACATCTTCCTTGTTGCTGTTCTGGAGAGTGAGGTCGAGCAGGGAGGCAAAGGTCGTGGAGTAGCCGACACTTTTATCAGAGAGAAGCATTCTCATATACTCCCTGACAACGACATCCTTTTTGTCTGCCAGTTTCTCAATCAGAGTGCCGGCGCTCACCTCGATGTCTGCGTCCATGCCGAGGGTCTTGCGGAAATCGGCAGGGAGTCTGCTTGCAAGCAGGGCGATAAATACATTCTCTTCGGTGGCGTCAATCTTGCCGGCGCGCTGGGAGTATGGCGCATTTTCCATGAACGCACGCTGACGTTCAACTCGCTCCATTTGCTTTTGCTCATCAATGGCCCGGAGTTCCATTTTAATTTGCGACAGCTTATGAACTTGGAGGTCATCTTCCATTTCCACGTTGCCGTTTTCGTCGGATTGGATATTGTAGAGGTACTTGACCTCGCCGGTGAGTATTCCTTTGTAGGCAATTTCATAGACCTTAATCACGAGGCCGGCGGCAATGTTCTCATCAAAGACGGAACGGACTCGCTCGTAGTTGGTGAGGCGCTTCTTGTATCGCTCCGGGTCAGAGAACGAGTCCTCCGAGGGAGCGACAGGCTCCACTAAATATTCACGCTTTCCGAGAGGTTGAGGATAGAGCAACATTGACTGCGCAGCCGAGGCAATCTCTTTGTTTTCGTCGGGAGTGCCAACATAGACCAGTGGCAATCCGAGTTCTTTTGCTTGACGGAGAACAGCCTCGCGGTTCTTGGCTCTGAACAGCGCCACTTTCATGCACCGGGGATTGTCGGCGTCTTTGAAGCGGTTAGGATACTTGGCCGTATTGAACTTGCAGTTGGCACACGCCTTACAGGTTGTGAATGTTTCATCGGAGAGGTCGAAGCGGGCCGCAGAGAGCGCACCCATGACGTGTTCATCTATCCACTCGCGTAGCATTTCAAGTTTGAGAGTCTTGAACGTCCAACGCTCGATGTTGGCCGGTTGGAAGCACATTTGCATCAACACCTGCTGCTGATCGTGAGTGAGCTTGCTTATCTCCAGTAGATGATTGAGGTTGAGAGTGCCGTCGCGCATGAGTTCTACAAATTCCGGCACGATGTTGTTTAACTGTATGCGATTGGTTACGAAACTACCACTCTTGCCGAGCATTTTGGCAATTTCTTTGACTGACACCTTTGCTTCGGAGTAGAGGTATTTCAAAGCCGAGGCTTCTTCCATAGGGTCGATGTCTTTGCGTTGCAGGTTCTCGATTACCATACAGGCAAAAGCCTGTTTGTCGTCGAGTTCCTTGACAACAGCCTCGATAGTTTCACGGCCAAGAAGAACGTGAGCGCGGTAGCGGCATTCGCCACAGACAATCTCGTATTTTTCGCCGTTCTCACCCTTTTTCTTTCGGAGGGTGATAGCCTGAATAAGGCCGTTCTGCTCGATGCTTTGAGCCAGTTCCTTGATTGCGCCCTCATCAAAGGTCTTTCGGGGGTTTAGGGGACTTGTGGCAATTTCAGCCAACTTGATGTCTTTTACTTGCATATCTGTTTCGTTTTAATGTTTGAGATTAGAGCCAGCCCATAGGTTCGGATTTCTTGACCTTGGGTCGGCAGATTTCGAGCGCATAGGTATTGATGAGATTGGCGTATGATACGGTGATAAGCTCACTGTCAATCCTTTCATCATCTATCCTTGACTCATCGTCCAGTTGGCAGGGCATGAGTAGCGTTGTGAGGTTTTCGCTCACGGCCACCACCGGGCGGCTCGCATCAGCGTTCAGGTAGAACGTCAGAGAGCCGAGTTCTGCGGTGAGGCTGAACAGATAGAGCATTCGGGAGAGGTAGCGAATGTTGAGGACGGTGCCGTTCAGCACAACTTGGTCATCGGGATTGTGGTCTGATTGCTTCGCCCACCATGAACAGGCAGCACGAAGTTGGCGGAAGTCTACCTTGAGGGGATTGATGAGTTTCTTAGGAATGATACGGTCAATGGCCGGATAGTTGCCCTTGATTTTTTCTCCGTTGACGCTGACGGTCTGTCCGTCAAACTTTTCGCTACCATACTTGTAGACGGCGAGAATGTGAGTATCGGTGGCGTAGCACCGTTCTTTCTCGAAGTGTACGCCCATGAGAATTGGACGTATGTGGTCCTTGCTGACTATATAGTCATACATGGCCTTGATTACTTTCTTGTTCATCTTTATTTCAGGTTTAACTTATTTGCTTTGAATTACTTTCCAGAGGTTATAATCATCTTGCCCTCAAAGAGCTGGTGGTAAGAGAGTATCGTTTCTCCCTTAATCAATTTGGTATTATCATCGTCAAGGTCGCCGTCAAAGGCCACAAAGCAGATTTCAAACGATTTGCCGGGAGTACGCATGGCATACTGCATTGCCTTTTCCATTAAGGTAGCCATATCGCCATAGTCTAAGTTTTGCTCTCCACGAAAGAGTGCAAAGTTGGCAAAGTTTTTCACCTCCATTTGGGGACTATTGACATTCTTGTTACTCATTGTCTTTCAGTGATTTATTGTTTTATTTTGATAGTACAAAACTAATCAAAAATTATCTTTTGTGCAAGTTTTTAAGTAAATATTTTGGGCTTAAATGCTTGCAAATCTGATTTTTAACTTTTGCTCACATTGGCCACTGTCAGTGTTTTACAACAAAATCCTAAGCTCGACTCCGCAGACCTTTGGCTTTCGTTATCATATAGACAAATTTTTAGTTGCTTAAACGTCTGATATGTCATAGGTTTTTAGTACCTTTGCAGTTGAAAACTAAAACGAAACTCTAATGTAGGATTTCTGTTTAGACTGACATATATTGCGTTAGCTTGTAACATCGTTCCTAAAATCGCCAACCTCAGAACGAAACACCATAGGCTACGAGTTGATGCTCATGCGAATAGCGTGGGCATGACTTTGTGCTTGGTGTAGCTGTTTGGCGATAGCTTGGAACGACACAAAGACTGCCCACGCCTTTTTCGTGTGATGAGAGTATAACAATCCTCCGGCAGATAGTTCAGGCAGTAGTTATGCCATTGACGGGAGTTCTGCCACTAAACAATATATGTCAGTATATTCAAACGACACCGACCTCAAAGATTTACTCTATCAAATAGAGAACGGCAAAATCCAACTCCCGGACTTTCAAAGAGATTGGGTTTGGGATGACGACAAAATCTGCAAGCTGATTGAGAGTATTGCTTCGGGATTTCCTATGGGAGCAGCCATGTTCCTTGAAACCGGCAATCCTGCCGTCAGGTTCACTCATAGAACCTTCACAGGAGCGCCGAAGCACTCAGATGTCAACCCTGACCGCCTTGTACTTGACGGACAGCAACGACTGACAACTCTATTCCAAGTATTCAAGGGTAAAGGTGCTACTATCGTCAACGGAGCAAAGAGTAAGGAAAGGCGGTACTACTATCTCGATATTCGTAAGGCCCTCAATCCACATGGGAGTATGCTTGAGGCCGTGGAGTCAATGCCGGAGAACAAAATCCGCACAGCGAATATTGGCAGGGAGATAAAACTTGACCTTTCTACGAGGGAGGCCGAGTATGCCAATATGAAATTTCCTCTCAATCTGGTATTCTCACAGACTGACATTATGGATTGGATTTTCGGTCTGATGTCGTATGATGCAGCTTCGGTGCAGATAGCAAAAGAGTTTTGCGACAAAGTTCTTAATGGTATCATTACTTATAAAATCCCGGTCATTACCCTCACCAAAGACACAAGCAAAGAGGCGGTCTGCCAAATCTTTGAGAATGTCAATACTGGAGGGGTCAAACTGACCGTCTTTGAACTCATCACAGCGTCATTCGCAGCAGATGAATATGATATTCGCAAGGACTGGGACGCAATAGTCTCAAAGTTCACGAGCCATTGCGATATTCTCCGGGCAGTAGGAAGCACGAATTTCCTAACGGCTATGGCATTGTTGACCTCATACAAGCGTTTCTGTACTGCCACTGATACCTATGTGGTGTCATGCAAGAAGCGTGATGTTCTGAAGATGTCGTTGTCGGATTACAAAGAATGTCGGAGCGCATTAGTCAACGGCTTTCTCAAAGCGGCCGATTTCTTGGTTCATCAGGGAGTTTATACTTGGCTCGATCTGCCATATTCCTCACAGCTCATTCCATTAGCAGCCATATTCGCCTATGCCGATGTTGCCGGAGTCAATCTATCTATTCAGACAAACAAGGACATTCTTAGCCGGTGGTACTGGTGTGGAGTGTTCGGAGAGCAATACGGAGCCGCAAACGAAACGAGGTATGTTCTCGATATTGTAGGTGTGTTCCAGCAGATAGCCGACGGCACATTGCCTGATACGGTGGCAAGAGCCAATATGCAGCCAGCACGATTACTGACTATGCAAACTCGAAATAGCGCAGCCTACAAGGGCGTAATGGCGTTGATACTGCAAGACTCCCCACTCGATTTTATGAGTGGCAACAAAATGAACGTGGCTACTTATTTGGAAGAAAGCACGGATATTCATCATATCTTTCCGCAGAACTATTGTGCTGCTCGATACGACTCTCTCAAATGGAACTCCGTTGTCAACAAGACTCCAATCTACGCCGGTACAAATCGGTCAATCGGAGGACGCGCCCCCAGCGAGTATATCCGCACGATGTTCAACAAAGGATTGAGTGAGGCTCAAATCCGAGAGGCTATAACCTCTCACAAAATATCATACGACCTATTGGCCGCAGATGATTTCGAGGGGTTCATTGTTGACAGAGCAACCCGATTACTTGACCGCATAGAACTAGCAACAGGTAAATCTATCGCTGGCCGTGATAGCGAAGAAACCGTCAAGTTCTTCGGCAGACCATTAACACATCAAAGCGTAGACCTATGAAAAAACTTTCATTTCTTTTCTACATTCTCTCTCTTGTTATCGTGTCATGTGGGAGCGATAATGAGCCAGCGACAATCGTCGACCAACATAATCAGATATTCAATTCGTTCATGTCTGAACAAAATGTCATCAATCAAATTCCGGCAACATTGGCAACCGGCATTGATGCTCCATTCTACCTTATCGACTCCCAGCGGCAAATCTACATGAAAGTTATTAGCGACAATGGAGTTAAACTTACAGAGCGTCAGGAGTGTTATTTCCGTCATTCGACATACAGACTGGTGCAATCTGAAAATGGCGTAAAGCCGGTACTTTCATCTACGAATGAGAATGAAATGGGAGAGCAACCCGGAGAACTTTCATATACGACACTCTCTGATATTCCTACCTTATTACCATTGCGTTATGTAGGAAACTGTAGCGAGATATATTTGGCTATTAGGCAAATTTCAGATAAATCCGATGCTCCGATGTTAATGCACATCAGATACTTTCCAAAGGGCCTTTAATCATCGAGGTTCAACTTTTTCTTCATGCGATTTATTATCTTGTAGATGCCTCGTTCAGACATACAGTATTTGTCGCCAAGATACACCGTGATATAGCCGACCTTATGGCCTTCCTTTCTCATCTTCTCAAATTTAGAGTAGATTTCAAGGTAGGCCACATCGGCAACGTTTATCTTGTTGTCTGCAATTAAGCGCAGCAGACTTTCATTCGCGCGTAGCAACTGGTATGTGGTCATGTTCAATCGAAAGTATCAAGGTTCTCTATTATATCTACACGGTTCTGTACCTCGGTAATTTCCACAGCCGACACAACAGGCCGTATTTCGCGTGCAGCAGTCTCAAATGAGTCAGTCATCATTTCAGCGGTAGTGATGCGGTCAGAGGCCGTCGGAGAAGCCATCGGCACACCTTTGCCTATCCCGTTCATGGCGATAAGCAGAGGTTCAAACATCTTTGTGGCCTGTGCAGTCATCACAAATTCTCCGTTAGACAGATAAGCCGGGATACTGTCGCTTGTGCCAGTTCCGGGGCCTGTTACCTTACCACCCTCGGCAAACTTGGCTGATTTCACTGTGGAGATAGCCGTAGTTACGTTAGCAAGGATTGTAGCAACTGTTGTGGCGATAGCGGCAAGGTTTGCAGGGAACGGCATCGAGGACGCCGAGGCAATACCAGACGCAAGAGCCTTACCGGTGTCAATCGCTATCTGCGCAAGGGTGATGATTTTCGACATCTTGGCGAATGCCTTGTTGTTCTCGCCGAGAGTATCAAGTAGGCCGGTCAGAGAGGACGTAACAGAGCGCATGGCTTGTGCCTTCGCTTGCTCGTCCTTAATGATGGCTTGATTGGTATTGGCCTGTGCCTGTTGGGATTTCTGTTTGGCGGCCAAAATTTCAGCCTCGTATTCCTCGGTGGTTTGGGTGGAGAGTTGACCACGGGCTTGCAGAGCCTCCAGTTCAGCTTGTGCCGCTTCCTCCTGTTTCAGGAGTAGATTGCGCTCATGCTCTTCCAGTCCGGCAAGTCCGCGTTCACGCCATTCTGCGTATGCCTCATCAGACATTTCATAGCCCTCGCGGACTTTCATTTGACGTTCATCTTCGGCCAACTGCATTGCGTCAATCTCTGCTTGGAGTGCAGCCTTTTGACGGTCGAGGTCAAGCTGATCGTATTCCTCGGCGAGTTCCACCTGCCGACGCCGGTATGACTCTTCCAAGTTCAACTTTAATTCGTTGCCCTGTTCTTGTGTCAGGAGGCCATCAGCAATACGTTTGTCGATAGCGTCAATCTCCTGCTGGTGTTCGTTAGCAAGGAGATTGTATCTCTCCTGCATTTCCTCATCAGTACCTTTCTTGATAAGTTCCAGTTTAGATTGTAGAGTTTCCTGTGCAATCTTCAACTGGCGTTCATGCTCCGACCACTCAAATTCTGCAACCCTGCGCTCGTGGGCCGTTGTCAGGGCATAGATTTGGTCGTTGAGAGCCTGACGCATTTTTACGTCATACTCGGAGCTGGATTGATACTTAGCCAACTTATCCTGCAATGCTTTCAGGCCTCGTTGGTATGAAAGATTTTCAGCCTGCAACTGCTTATCCAATCCATCTTTAATCAGAGCCAGTAGCGCGTCCTGTGCTTTCTCAACCTCCTTGTAGTATTCTTCCTCACGCTTCTTTTCTTCCTCCTGACGTTTTTTCGCAGCGTCAGCGGCAGACTTGGCCGCATCAGCGGCAGCCTTTTTGCGAGCGTCGGCGGCTTTCTTATTGGCCTCAGCCTCGGCAGTATCAACCTCGCCAATCTTGCGGGCCTGCAACTTATTGAGGTCAGCAACAAGGGCATCGTATTCTGCCTTCGTTATCTTATTGTATTTGAGCAAGGTCTTAGCCAACTCAATCTGCTGTTTGGTCTGTTCCTTAATGAGGGTGTGTTTATACTCATACTCTCCAAGAGCCTCTTTGCGCTCATATTCTCGTTGCTCTGTTTGTATTTTGGTCAGGTCGATAAGAGCGTCATCAAGAGAGGCAATAAAGGCATCGTGAGCCTTTTTCTTGCTCTCAAGGGCCTCCTTGTATTCGTCATCGTCATCATCGTATTCTTCCTTGATTTTATCAAAGTGGCGTTCCCACGCATCAGACTCGGCTTTGAGGTTTTCGATTTGTGTTCTGGCACGTTCTTCTTCAGTGGCTCCCCGGGCAGCGGCCATTTCAAGAGCCTGTTCATTGAGAGTATGCAGACGTTCCAGTTGCTCGGCTTCCTGCTTGAGTGCTTCTTTTCTCTTCTCACTGTCGGAGAAGAAAAATGAGAATGCTTTCACGAGGCCGTAGACAGCAGCCACGGCAGCAACTACAATACCTATAAGCCATACGAGAGGGTTGGCGTATAATGCCGCGTTCCATAAGGTTGTGGCCACGGTTGCTCCGCCGGTGGCGGCAGTTACGGCAGTCATGGCTGTTAACTTAGCGGCAAGAGCAGTATTCAGTATCCACGTTTTGGCGGCTGTGGCTACTGTCATCAGCGCAGACTCTTTTTGAACAGCGTTCCATACTTTGCCGGCTGTGGCAAGTGCCGTGATGCCTGTCATGCAAATTGTAATGGTTCTATTCAGATCTTCATTCTTAATACCGAGTCCTTCAAGAGCCGTATGCCATGTGGCAAACACGGCAACGAGGCTCATAACGCCATTGTTCATCTTATCAACACTGGCAGTGTTCTCATCAGAGGCGGAGGCCAGACTATCGCGTAGTGACTCTGCCTGCGACTGCATTTCCTCAAATGCAGGGGTGGTATCAAGGCCAGCGGCTTTCATTTCTCCCAACTTTGCAACGATAATATCCAGTTGCTCTTTCATGGGCGCCATAGCCTGTGGATAATTACCAACATTACGATAGTAACGCTGGGTTTCTTCCTCAGCCGTTTTCAGAGCCGTGGTAACTTCGTTGATTTTGTCTTTGAGTTCCTTACCTTTTGCACCCTCACGTTCAGCCTTACTCAAACGGTCATACTCCGCAGTCAGGTTTGAGAGTTGAGCACGCCATTGCACGAGAGAGCCGGTCTGCTCACTCTGGGCTTTCAACTGGTTCTTAACCTGTTTGGTCAGAGTGCCGATAGCAGCATTAAATTGGCCTATCATCAGTTTAGAGGACTCCATGCTCTTGTGGTATTCCTCCTGCGAGATACGACCCTCTTTCAGAGCATCTTTGAGTTCCTTCTGCTTGGCCTTGACCTTTTCAACCTCAATACGGTATTGAGCTATTTTTTCAAGAGCCTCCGAGTAGTTAACCTCAATCTCTAATATCTTGGTTTGTACGTTATCCTGTGCCATAATAATTATTCTTCTTCAGGGAGTTTCAGGAGTTCACACTTACTTATGCCCTTGCTGTCGCGCGTGATCGACACAACAGCGAAAAATGCTCCGTACTTGGATAAGTACACAGGCATATTGTAATCAAGGTTGCGTAGGTCATGCTCATTCAGTCGCAGGTTCTCCGTGATAATAATTGGGTTCTCCATTATGCGTGAGAGATACGAATACGAAGGGTCAGAATTGATATTGACAAAATCGTTCCATATCTCCATGCTCATCCACTGCACACCAGTAGGGGTGCCACTGGACGTTTGCACAAGAGGCTTAATCGTTCCAAAGCAAGGTTTGGCCTCCTTTGTCTTGACCTCATCGTTTTCGTGATACCAGAACTTCATCGTATTTCCAGTAGCAAGGAACGGCGATTTTTTATTCTTAATATATGGAGCATAGAACGGCAACTGTATGATAGTCTTGTTTCTGTCTATCACTTCATTGCCGACATATATAATGCCTTTGCCGGGGGCATAGACATCAGTTTCATCTTCGCCTCCCTCGCCATCGGCATTGTCATTCTTCATCATGTAGAAATTCCGTTGACCGAAGCCACTAACACTATACGTCATCTTGGCAGGGAGCGCAGAATATTCGGTAGTCATTTTTTGACTCCAGTCCACCGCATTGCCTGCAATGATGTTATCCCGGAGGGCCGTATAGTAAACCGGTATTATCTCCCCGGCAGAATTGATAGAGGGAAAGGCACCGAGCATGAAGAACAATGCCTTCATAAGCGTCATACAGCTTATATCCGGCAAGTTGCTCATCAAGTCCATTTGTATGGCTCCAGCACTCGCCTCCGGCTTATTCCATTGGATATTGTTCGGGTCAACTTTTTCATAGAAGCGAATTAACTTGTATATTGTTGAACTTGACATCTGGAGAGCGTTAGCCTCTGCTTCTATGGCACAGAATACGGTAGCGTTAGGTGGTACATTGATAGAGAGCCTATCGCGGCCTCGCTCCTTGGAAAAATCGAAAATCCAGCACCAGTTATTATCCCACGAGAAGCGCCCCTCAATAGAGGTTATAGAGGCAGCACTCGTTCCATTGGTCGTATAGTAGAACGTGAGCTTTGGCGTTATTCCGGTGGTGTCAGGAGCGCCCATATCTACACGTCCCTGTCCTTTGTATTGATTAGGTTCATGGGTGAACTTAGCATAAATACAGCCGTCCACCTCGAATGATAATGCGGCATCACTCGTAACCTTTATGCCGATAGTAAATCCGTTTCCGTCTTTTACGAGAGAAAATCTGCTATCAGTAGGAGCCGCATCATTCGTGGCACCGGTGAGGATATGCTCAATGCCGGCGTAGGGGCCTTTCATATAACAGCCGATATTAGTTTCAAGGACAGACTTTTCTGTTTCTCCTTCGGGCTGTTGGTCAACATTGACACACGGTATCACTCCCAAACTGATAATCTTGTGGTTCTCGGTTGTATCTCCATAGGAGTATTCAGAGCCGAGTTTGAACTTGGTACCGTATTGGGTATTGATTAACTGAATGAGTCGATAGACTGGGATAGCAGGAAGCGGAAAGACGGAGTATGTGTTATACTGGTCTTTCCACCCGCTATCCGAAATGTATGTCAGCCCGGCATTGTAAAGAGGCTGAACATAGTCAGCGGTATTGGAGTATTCATCAATTTTCGCGTTACACGGCCCGAAGATAGGTTTTGCCTCAAGCGGCAATTTCCTGATTGAAATGTCATCATCTTTGAGCGTCTGGAAGCCACTTATCACGCCCCACGTCATAACAGCATTGAAACACGTATCCGTACTTTCGATGTAGAGATTGGCATTGGCAAAAAGAGGTATGCCGTCTTGCAGATATTCGGCACGGAGTCTGCGCCGGATCTTATTGGAGATACAGCGCACATCATCTGCATTATCGAGGACTCGTCGATTGTTAGCAGTCAGAGGCAACTTGAACGTGTAGGTGTACGAGCAGGTAATCTTCGACAGGTCGCCGAAGATGTTGCTCTTGAAATTGAGCGTGATACCACTGGGGATTGAGAGGTCAACCCTCAATCTTTTGCCGTTGTCTATGATATAAAGTTCTTCGTACATGGCTTAGAGGGATTGAGCGTTGACATCGGGTAATGCGAATGAAAACTCCAAATCGTTCAGAGTTTGCTTGGGAATATATTTGACCGTGCTTGCCTGAATATTGACAGGAAGCCATATCTCGGTGCCGGAGTCGTCTTTGCCGAGGTATAGGTCAACAATGGGAGCAGACACCACTGTTACTACATAGTCGAATATATCAGAGGGGAGATTGACTGCACAACACTTCATCGTAATGGTACACTCCAAACTGCGGGTTCGCATGATGTTAGCAAAGTATGTTCCGTTTATAGCCTCATCTTGCAATACCTTATCAGTAGCGAGTTTATTCTTATACTGCGTCTCTCCCTTTGTGAACAGGAAATACTGGAGATTGCCGTGCCTGTCGACCCACCGCAAATAATAGCCGGCCGTGTCATGGCTTATTTGCAGATTGATTAAGGCCACGTTCTCGCCAGTCCTGAAGAATGTGTAGTCAAAGGTTCTATCAAACTCCGACATGGTTCTATCCTCCTCGGAGATTTTGTATTTAATCGTGGCGGTACGTTGAGCCATCGGAAATACTTGGGAGGGCGGTATGTCCTCAAAACCGAGGTCGGTAAACATTCCGCAGTAAACGAGTTCATCATTCATAAACCGATATCGTGCAAAGCCTCGCTCGGTTTCCAGTAGATAGGTTACGTCAGTTCTCGGTTTGAGGTCGTTGGCACTGTCGCAATAATCGGCAGTAGAGCCAAAATGTTCGTCAGGGTCGCCCTCCCAGTTGGAGTAATAAGCATTATCCTTACAAACGACAAAACGTTTCAGGACGGCATAATAGACCACTTGGAACGGCAACTGCACCGTTGTAGTGGATAAGGTCGGGAGTTGAGCAGCCAGTTTCTCAATCTTCTCAAAGAAGCAGACCTTTGTATCTCGGTATATGGGGTCTGAGCCATAGCGACCATTATCTGATCGGCCAAAGAACTCAACCTCTCTGTTGTATCGGAACAGAGATACCGTAAAGGGGAAATTCTTAAACCATATCAGATTGCGCGAGAAGCAGTCCTCACCATTATCACGGCTGAAAACTCCCATATTGCCGAAGCGTTCTCCGACAGCAATATTCCCCCATATTACGAGGGTCGTAAATGAGAACAGCGACAACGTTGCTATTTTGACGTTGACACTTATCTCGACGCATCTGGAGTTGCGAGGGTCATCAAACATCAACTCGAACAGCCGGGACATATATATCTTAGCTTTGCCACCGTACATAGACACTTTTATGTCTTGTTTGGCAACAGAGGTCATGCCCGATATTTTACTCACCTCGACGGTCAGCACACCGGAAGGCCATGCTGACTCAATCTCAATAAAATTCGGATTGAATGCGAAGCACATTTCATCAGGATAATATGCCACGGAGTCCGCTACATTCAGTATCTTAAATGTCGTAGTTCTCATTCCAGTATATTGTTTATTTCGGCAAGGCTCTCCGCAGTATAAAGCATGAGTTCCTTACTCATCAGTTCTAATTCTTCATTCACAGCCGTGGTGAAAATGTCATTGAATTGCTTATCTCGGAACAGCTTTGTGCCGTCAGTCATAATCTTATGCGCAATGGCTCCGGCAAAGGAGTTCAGGCCACGTTCATGCGGAGTGTATTTCGTGTTCCTCCGCTTCGCAGGGATAGGAGCAACAGATATTCCTTTGTCTATTATCCATTGTCGTATGATGCCGACAAAGCCTTTGGGAACTTTACCACCGGCGCGGCCTCTCTCCATTGCGAGGAATGATTTACTGCCATACAGCGTACCAACATTACCCGACACAGACACGGTCAAAGAGTTCACTGACCGACCACTGGCATTTCTACCATAGTCGGCCATAGCCTGCGCGACCCTTTGGCGCACATTCTCTAAGTGGAGTTGGAGGGTTTCTTCAATCGTTGCCATGCCGTTATCCTATGCACAAGTTATTGATTGCGTGTTTCGTCGGTGCAGATACTGATACCCTTTGTTTCCTCAAGAGTCAGAGTAAGCACCACGCCGGTAACATTTTGGTCGAGGTGGTCATACAGCACTTGGTATAAGACATCACCATCAATAGGCTCAAAGAGTCCACTCTCGTTGAGGGCCTTGACAAAGCGGACAGCCAGACGCTTCATAGCCTCGATTATACCGTCATTCTTGGAGCCTTCAAAATCGAAATCAGTAACACAGACAAAAGCAATCTGTGTGTTCGGAGCATCTTTGACCTCGTTCCACTTGAATGTCAGAGTGCCAGAGGGCGGCAGAACGTATATCACCGTGGGCTTCTCGATTTTGTCAAGTTCCACATTAGCCTGCGCCCAGTTCATAAATCGATACTCTATCTCCGGGCCGAGGGTTTCAGCGATTGAGCGTATCTTACCCTCAACCGTGCCTAACAATTCTTTGGTGTCAAATCCAGTATTCTCCATTACTTACGTTGCTTTTGTCGATTGATATATTGTTTGTTCAGGCGCTTCTCATACTCCTGCTGCTCGTTGTCATTCTTCATGCAAGTGTAGATGCGCACCCACGCCACGCTATACACCTCGTCTTGGTTGGTAATCCCCATACGGCGGGCGTACCAGTCTATGATGCCGAAAGTGCCAAAATTCAAGTCCTCAACGCCGGCGGCTATTTCCTCCGAGGTATGAGAGGGGGCAATCTCTTGGAATAACTTGTTGATACGATTAACCTCTTCCTTGACAAAGTTCATAAATCCGAACACGTCAAAGACATTCAGCGTATATACCTGCGGAGCCTCAATCCCCATAAGGATTTTGAACACCTCGGCAGCAGGGTCGGCGGTATTGGCTATGCGACTAAGGTCATCGAGTTGCCCGTAGGTTATCATGTTCAGATTGGCCGGAGTTTCTTTGCCACACACGAATGCCGGGCGTTCAGCGTGAGATAAGAGTTCCAGCAATTCTTTTTGATGTTCTTCTGTGCAGCAGGGCAAAAGCACAAGAAACTCCCCGTAGGTGGTGAGCTTCATACGTTTTCTCTTGCGTGTCTTATTCTTTGCCATATTCAAAGTTACTTACTTAATACATTGCAGATTGAGTATTCCGGGAGATACTTAGTGAACGAGAGGGGTCAGTAGTTATCCTTTCTCTCGATACTGTATGTTGTCGGTTTGGCCGTGATTGGTGCCGGGCTGTCCTTCTGGAAAAATTCTACCATGCCGGTAAGAACATCAGGAGCATCATCGTGGCCATTGCGTCCAACTTTACGATAGCCCCGGACAGCATTGGCAAACTGCGGCCACCTCAACTCCCAGCCGACGGGGAAGAATATCAGATTTTGCACCTCGGCAGATCGGGTGAAAATCCTGACTTTCTTGTTGGCTCCCTGACGGAACGAAACAAATCTCATACCTCGTCCCACCGGACCGCCCAGCATTCTGACATTGCGCTCGACATTGCGAGCAAAGCCACGGCCGCCGTTGTTGCTCTCAATCTTCGCCATTTGGGTTTTATTCCTCATCAGCATTTCAGCAGTCTTAGGCTCCGTGTACTCCATAGGTTTGTCGGTGTAGAGAACATCAGTAACATACATACCTACCTTTGTTTCGATGTAGCAGACCGAACACAAAAAGTCAGAGCCAGTATCCGCAGTATCGGTGTAGTTCTTTCGCAGGCCCGGTTCAAGCGGTAAAGCCTCGTATGTCCGCAGGGTGTTATACATCAGACCCTCAAGAGGCTTGGGGTTCTGCATATACTGGGTGTCGAATACAAACTGATTGGCCGCCTCAATCTTGCGCAGTTCCTCAACGGTATGCTTAAACTCCCATAGGGCGCGCTCGTTGCCGTCCCCATCAAGTTCCAAGCAGGGAATACTCAAAACCTCCCATTCGTCAGGCTCCAGTCCCATAAGATAGCCGCACAGGTCGCGCTCGTGGAGCCGTTGCATGATAATGATTATCGGGGTATTTCGGGAGTTGACACGGTTACGAATAGTTGTCTCAAAATGCTGATTGACCTGCTCACGAGCATTGTCATTCAGAGCATTATCAGGCTTAATCGGGTCGTCTATCACAATGGCGCCCCCAAAGAGGGGATTTTCTTCATCTGCACTCTCGACAGCACCAGCACCAAAACCCGTAACCTGACCGAGAGAGGACGTGGCATAGACACCGCCACCGCTGTATGTGTCCCATCGGCTTTTCGTATCAGCACTGCGTCCAATCCTTATGTTGAACAGCCGTTGATACTCTGGAGAGGTAACGATATTCTTCACAGCAACGGAGTTGTCGAGAGCGAGGTTGCCGGAGTATGAGAGGTGGATAAACTTTGCCGCCGGATTGAGCGCAAGCCCCATAGCAATGAAATTCTTGACCGCTATCTCTGTCTTTCCATAACGAGGAGCAATGTTAATCAGCAAACGCTTTATCTTGCCTTGCAGTACGAGGTTCAGTTTGTCGCAAATAAGTCGGTGATGTTTGCCTACGACGAAGCGTTTCCCGTTATTCAGGTGTTGGAAGAAAAACCGGGAAAAATTCAGAGAGTCGCTGAGTAGCCATCTCCGCAATACTTCATCTGGAGCATATTCCATCAATACTTGTTTTCGAGGTCTTGAATGAAGTCCTGAGCCTCCTGTTGTGTCATAGGTTTAGCAGACTGCACTGTGGCCGTGATTTCCTGACCCTCAATATATCCTCGGCTCTTGCCTTTGGTTTTGAGGTGGAATATTATTGCCGTGAGGTTGCCGTCATTGATAGCCTCGGTCAGCTTAGACTCCGTAAAGTCCAGCAGGGCCTCATCTACATCTTTGAGCATTTCGTCAAGTTCAGGGTGGTTGCTCCGCCAGTAGTAGAGCGTCCGTCGAGCGATATTGAGCGCAGCAGCCGTGGCCGACATATTGCCGGCCTTCTTGGAGTAAACCTCGGCGATTTTAGCGTAGGAGAAAGGCAGCTTGTGTTCCTCCCCCTGCGGTGTTCTGGTGTCTTTGGTCGAGTCCATTTTTTTATGTGCAAACTGTGAACGATTTTTTCTTATCCTATGCACAAGTTTTTAATTCTTCAAACTCCTGCAAAGGGTTTCAGATATGAGAACGGAGCCGTCAGTTCACCCTTGCGAATGAGCGTTGCCCTCTCGATTACTCGGTCGGGGTCAACGTTCATCAGAGCAGGGAAAACATGCTCCATTAACTTTTCTCCAAAGTTCGTCGACGCCTCTACCGGTATAGCGTTAGGCAGAGTGTCAACAGCCATTACGCCGACAGCAGAGCCGGACATAGCGTCCGTTTCCTCCCACTTGGCTCTGTCAATGCCGTAGAACGGATTGTCATGCGTAGAGGGACGTACTGTCGTTTCCACGCTTCCGTTGATGTCGCAGGTAACGTCGCCTACCACATCTATTCTGGTAAAGCCGAGCATATCCATAGTGAGATACTTTGGCTGTGCCGGCGCCCAAAAGTGGCAGGGGATAAAGATTGTCGTTTTTCCTGAGAACTTACCAAAGTCCGAGCAGTACATATCAGGGTGAGCTTTGAAGTGTTCTCTGTCGTACTGGTAGCCGTCCTTTCTCTTTACGAGGTCAGAGGTCTTGGCCACGGTGAAAATCGGGTTATCTATCATTTCTTCAGGCATCGTGAGAAATTCTTCGACTGACACATATCTCACGCCGAGTTCATTCAGGATAAACTGAGCCCCGGCAGAAGCACGGCCATTTCCAGTAACGAGAATACGAATGTCATTGAAGCGGTCATGCTCCAGTTCAGAAATTATCGGCCGGCCGAGGTTCAGAATATCGGCCACCGTGAATTTCTTATCCGGAGCAGGGAGATTGAACAGGTCGTTACGCAGTCCATACAGTCGGAGCGAGTTATACACGCCCATGACTCCAGCCCAAAAACTGAAAGACACAAGGCGCTTGCCCTCTCTGGTCAGATACTCGTAGTCGGTCAGGGTGATGTTTTTCTCAATCATCGCCCGGCAGAGATTTTGATTGTACGGTTGCATCTTTCCTATATGGGCGAAGAAGAAATAATGTTTGTCCGGGATAAGGCTCTTTATGCTGACTTCCTTAACTCCGAAAAGCCAATCACAAGAAGCCATATCCTCTGAAAGAACTGCGCCGGCTTTAATGTATTCCTCATTCGGAAAAATTCGCAGACAGGAGGGTTGAACATATATCTCAAGGCCCGGATAGGTCGATAGCAATTTCTTGCACTGCGCCGGGGTTATCGGAGTGCGATTGTCAACAGGGATTTTCGTTTCCCTTAGAATACCTATGCGTTTCATTCTGTCACCTCACTTTCCATTTGCTTTTTGGCGAGTTCCAAGATTTTGCAGAACGCCATGTTGCTTGACTTGATTTCGTATTTCTTGCGGATCTGCCCGATAAGCTGGAGGTAGAAATCCTCATTTTCATCACCGTCAACGACCATTACGATGTCATTCTTGCCGTTCTGCTCGTTGATTATACCGACCAGTTCATCAAGCAGCTCCATGTCTTTGTGATAGAATACCACGCAGCATGAATAATGCTCGCTGGCCACGGAGAAACTTACCCCCTCCGTGGTGATAGGCTCCAGTTCGTCGATGTTGACATGGGCAAAACTCTTGAAATCCACACTCTGAATTTCTGCAAACATTCTTTTCAGAATGCCTTTGTCATCTTCACCGTGAAGCGAGTTGTGAGAGAGTTGCAGAGCCACAATCTCGTCCGGGGTCATGTCAGCCTCATCAGCGTAGATAACAGGTACCTCCCTGTACCGTAGTTTTACTGCGGCCCTATATCGGTGGTGGCCGGAGATAATAACATATCTCCCAGTATCGGTCTTTCGGTAACAGCCTATGGCGCTGCTTAACCCTCCAGAGATACGAATGTTCTCCACGAGCCTGTTGAAATCATGCTCGGACATCTGATTTGCATTGACACTCGCCTCATCTATAAGGCTTATGTCAATAGAGGCTTGTTTCCATTTATTACTCATTTCTTACGGCTTATAAACTGTTTGTACTTGGCGATAATATCAGTAAACTCTCCCTCGGTGCCGAGTTCACAAGTGTAGACTAAATGGTTTTTCTCCTGCGAAACTTTCTTGAATAGGCCACGGTACTTCATTGATACCGGATTGTGAGTGTAGACTTTCGTTTCACAAGTTACAAAGTCATCGAGGGTGCGCCGGGACAGGAATTTCTTCACCCAGCGAGATTTTACGCAGAGCAATATCAACTTGCTCAATCTCGGTATGGCATTATTGGTGCAGAAATCAGTTACCAGCGAAATATCGTAGTCTTGCTTACTGAACTTGAAGCCGAAAGCCCCAAGCAGATAATCCTCATAGAACACGAGGAACGGAAAGGTTACTTTCGATACAATCTGTACCTTCTTGACATAATGCTTTTGCAACTGGAACACCACGTTTGCCGCGACGTGCCGGATTTTCAGTTTGGCAGGGTCGTCAATTACCAAATCATCTGGCGGCTCCTTGAAAGAGGGCATCTTCAACTTGACGGCCTTATACGTTACTGCGGCTTCCTTTTTGCGTGAACAATAGAAAATTTTGTCGCCGACCGAGGCTATCTTCTGGAGGTGTTCATGGTAGGGGAAAGTGCTTACTAAGAACAGAGTCGTATTCTCCGGCAGAGTTTCCACGAGGTTCAGATACTCGGTTGAGTGAATTTCAAAACTCTCATTGTAATCGCTATGCTTGCGCAGGGCGCTTACTGCGGTTCTGCTTTTGCCGTAGTCATCAAAGTTAAAGAACACATCGCTGCCAACTTTTACAGCGTCATTGATAGTTCCAAGCCGGTAGTCGCAGTTGGTAAGGAACTCCACCATGCGTGTAGCCGCTTTGGTCGCATTTTGTATGGTGGTAGGCATTGCCGCCTGAATAGCCTCAAAACTCTTCTTGTAAAAGTCGGCCGATTTCAGATAGCGGCATATCTTCTTGAATACGATTAGGCAGGCGACCTGCTTAACTGGGTCGTCGCCGTTCAAATCTTCGAGGAACTGGAACGTGCTGTCATACTTGATGCGCAGACCCTCCCGGACAATCGCATACAAGATATGGTTAAACTCGTCGTTATTAAACACTATGAGTTTTTTCAACTTGCTCAATCGTACCTCGGTGGAGAATGAATAGGGATTTACGCACACAAGCTGATCGCCAGTGTTCTTCACTAAGACATTCAGCATGGATTTAGTCAAGTCCACCGCCGAGTGTGCCGTGGCACCGACGTCCATTTCTCTAATCGAAGAAAAGAATATCAGGGAGGGAGGCAACGCAGGAAGAGCCGAGGGTAACTTTATGGTCGATACCATTTGCTCTACCGTCTTTATGGCCCGAAAGTCATCTTCATTATGTTTCAGGGCATAATCTACATACCGATAGGCGAACATTATGCAGTTCATTATCTCCTGAAAATCGGTGGTGGTATTGAACAGGCGAAACTCTACCGTGCCTCTCACAAAGTAGGAAGCAATATTGACAAAGTGCCGGACATAGCCCTTGTTGTGGCTGTTCTCAAAGGCTCGTTGCAGTTCAGAGAATGATTGAGCCTTTTGCACTCTCTCGTAAAATTCCAGAGTTGGAGAGGGCCGGTATCTCTGCTCATCGCTGTACGGCGGCAAATGGCAGAGGTCTTTCAGGAGGTCGGTCGCATGGTAGGTCAGATAGTAGATGTTCTTCAGTTCATCGAGCGTTAAGTCGCCCACGAATATATGAACCTGAACGCCGCAGTCGCGTCGGGCTACCGCGCCATTTTCAGCGCAGCTTTCGACTACCTTACGGAAGGTGTCGAGGTCTTTATGGCATAGGTGCATGGGAGGCGTATTTATCTCGCCTCCGTATCTGGCCGATATAGTACCGCGTGTGCCGTCCGTGTTGTGGATTACCTCTTCCTCGTCCCAAGTGTAGTCAGAGGGAAAGTATATCTTTCTCTTCTCCACGTTGGCAAGCTCCAGTTCTATGCCAAATGTTCTTTCTGTGATGCGTAGTTCCATGCAAATAATGATTGGAGCGAGAGCAGGGACTCGAACCCCGGACTCCGGCATGGTTAGCCGGCGCATTAGCCACTGTGCTACTCTCGCATATTGGCGTGAGGGCTATTCAACTCTCACGCCGTATGTTCAGAGGTCATCAAACAATGAGGGCGGCTCAATCTTCTCTGGCTTCTTGGGAGCAGGAGGAGTTGACACAAATTCTTTTATCTCTACCCCTGTCTGCTGTGTAAGATATTGAGCAAGCAGGTGCCTGTGGCAAAAGTCATCGGGCTTTTCATAGCAACATAAGGCCACATCAGAGCCGCCGCAGGTTCTCTCCAGTCTCTCTATAAACTCGTATGGGTCGAGCCGGGAGAGGATTTGCCGATATGCGTCAAGGTATTGCTGGTGTGATGCCTTTTTTACCATCCACGGTGTAGGCGCCACATCAGACATCACTACTGGCACGGAAAGGAAGCGAGGCTGCCAACAGGCAATGCTCACAATCTTTATGCCCTCCTTTGCCAACGCTTTCGCATTGCCGAAATATGAAGTGTAGATTTTCATGCTGATTTCTTTTTCGGGTTGATGTATTCCACGACGTCGAGGTGAAAGAGGGTCATGACTTTTTCTATGTTCCTGATCGGCATATTTCTGTATCCGTTGAAGAAAGCAGTCAGGCAGGTATTGTCGATATCGGTTTTCTCCGCAACCTCTTTCACTTTCATTCCAGATACAGCAAAATGCGATTTGAGAATTTCAGGCAGTTCCGAGGGAGGCAGAGCAGCACGGCCGGCGGTTTTTAAGCCGATAGACAATCCCAGTTCTTCCATTGCTTTGACAAACTTGGGATATGAGAGAGTACGAGAGCCATTGAGAAAAGCATTGAAATTGCTCGAAGCCACTCCAATAACCTTGCAAAACTCCCGCTGCTTAATGCCGGAGTCCTCCAACTTTTTTCTTATCGCTGTTCGTATCATAGAGTCATTGATTTTATAGTGCAAAGTTAAGCAAATATTATCATTTTTACAAACTTTGCGTGTCTTATTTTCGTCGTTTCTAAACAATATTTCCGAGGTTTTTGTTGGTGATTTATGAGTGCATAAGTTCTTCAAAATTTGTTCTATTGCCGATTTTTGATTACTTTTGCACTAAGTTTTATTCCGTAACAAAAGTCCTCTTACAGAGGCCATCTTTGTTTCAGGTTAAAACTTATTTGCTTATAAGCAAGTTTGCCCGTGAGGGTCGACTTGCTTTCTTTGTTTATGGGGTGGAGAGTGGCAGAGTCTTTGCGGCTTTATCATGCCGGATTACCGATTTACCCTTAAAAACCATTCTCGGTATTTCGACCATTGTCCGAGCAGCCAGTCGCACACTAAGTCCACCAGTATGAGGGGCAGAAGCACCGGGGAAAGTACGACAACTTGGAACATGAACAGGAGCTTTCGGACGCTCACATTCTTCTTGAGGATTATCTTTTTCTTCATCTTTGTATTGAGTTAAACTTATTTGCTTACTTGTTAGATCTGATGGACTATCGCCGGTTGCTTTTATCCCACATGGGTTCTACAAACGTCGCTATCACCACGAGCAGCCCTACCCACAACAGGAGTAATATTGTGAGCAGCAAACTCGCTATTTTCTTCCATATAGTCCTCATATCGTATCTTCTTGGCCTTTCAATCTTTCAACAACCCAAACCGCAAATTCAGCCTGCCTCTTTTCTGCCTCTTCCATTGACAGGTTGAGTGTACCGGTAAGATGCTCCCAGCCTCGCACCGTTAAAACGGGGTCGCCGTTGATGCAGATTTCAGAGAAATTGACCCCGACATCAGCCTTCTTGGTCGGTTTGCTCTCGCCGTTGATGAGTTGAACAATCCGGTTCATCATTTCACGCGGATAGTACCTGCAATTAGCAGCCATAAGGCACATTACACCGTCGGCCGAGTAAATGAACGCACCGTCAGCCCTAAATGGAGGTTTGAATATATCAGTAACTTTCATTCTTTTTCTTCGTTTACCTGTTTAACAAAATCCTCACCTCGCATCATGTCCGATATTACGTCATCGAAAGAAGCTTGCGTCCCGTTGATGTAGTATTGAATATCAAGCATGAGTTTCTGTCGACCGTATGCCTCGAACATTTTTATTCCAGTAGGGATATTACAATTAAACTCAAACTCCATATCGGCACTCCGGGCAATCCTATCAAGCACCCTCTTAATCTGCACTGCAACCGTGTATGGGTGCGAGGGGGAGCAAAAGGGAATATCCGTTCCAGTCATCACTTTTACTGTCTTGATTTTCGAGGGCTTCATGGGAGGATTGTTTTCGTTGTGCCGATATGGCGATTGTTTATCATATATACAAATTTTGCAAAATAAATTATGCAACTTTCCGGAACAGTCCGATGTTCTCTCTAACCAGACTCAATATCTGGTCATGGTACGGGGTTGACTGATTGCACTTACCACGCGACTGAATGACCTCAAAGGTCCGCAATGAGAGTTCAATCGTTTCAAGGCGGTTGCCGTCCTTATCACGAGCAGACAGGATTATGCAGTCAGGTCGTTTGTAGTAGCCGGCGTTGTAAACGCAATGGTGCATAGCTGCCCCTTCTTCCGCCATATCAGCAACAGAGGTAATCACGGCAATCTGTATGTTCTCATCGCCAAAACATATGCCGAAATAAGCCCCTTTCTCTTTCTTATACTCGGCCTCCCATTTGATGGCGTTTCTCTTTTGTTCCTCGGCTCTACGTTTAGCCTCTACCTTTTCCTTTCGTTTGTGGAGCCGGTCATGTTCCGCCTTTAAGTTCTTAGGGCAGACATAGTGGGCATTGTGGGTGTCGAGGTGAAAATACTCCAGTAGGTCGATATAATCAGTCCACATAGAGCCGTCCTTAACCTTATAGCCGTTGCGGTTGCATATTTTGATAGCATGGAGGTATCTGTGGCAGGAGCTTCCTCGCTTGTATTTAAAATAGTTCAGAAGCCCGTATTGGCCGGTTTTGACCAAGAACTCCGCTTCGGGGTCTTTCAACAGCGCAAGCATCAGGCGACAGGGCGGCATACCTTTCTTGGTAGCATTGAGGTTAAACCCATTGCGCTTGAATATCGGGAGAACGCTATATTCGGGATAGATATAATCAGCCCAAATATTGTATTTCTGACCATCGTAGTCGTACCATGAATGATGCCGTGTTCTGATTTCCAAAGGTCGCCACAAGTCCCACGAGTCGCCTCCGTGCAAGGTACAAGCTCGTGCCACTATGACCTCTGTTCCGTCTGCCTTTAACCACATTTGGACTACCTCGGTAATGTGAGAATTTACCTCATATCCCTTTCTCACATTCCAGTAACACAGGAAATGCCTCACTACCTGCCAGTCTTGACAAGTGGTCAGAATGGTAAAGTATCTTTTGTCAGGACTTTTCTTTTTGGTACTACGCTGTATCTTGAGCTTCGCGCCGCAGTGAGGACAGATGTATTCGTCGCCATTATTAGGTCGAGCTATCGGATCGGGATTTCCTGACACTTGCCCGCAGTTCGTACACCATATTTCACCCACGCTGAAATAGCCGATATACTCATGGCTGTGTGCGAAAGCGTATTGCTCTTGTTTGGCTGTGATAGGTGGCAATGTGGGGAACAAAGCAGCCACCTCTCGTTGTATCTTTGTCCGTGGTCTCATTCTTCGTCCTCCATTCCAAAGTCAAACAATGAGGGGACGGTTGACTCCGGCTCTTTCTTTTTCGCCTCCGGCTTCTTGGCTTTCGGTTTCGGAGAAGATGCCTTATCAGAGGACACATCGGCGGCCCATTCAAGACGGCGCTTTTCTTCTGCTTCAAATTGAGCCAGCGCACGGGCCTTTGCTGCGGCCTTCTCCTCCTCGGTCAACTGGATTGCATGGTTAACCACCACTTTAGCGTTGGCCGTTGGAATTGTGCCGAGGTCATTCTCATCGTAGTAATGAACTGCCATGCCGAAAATTTCATCATCAGCAAAACCGCATCGGCCCGATTTCCTGACCTCGGAAATGATGTAGTTGCAGCACTCCCTGATTGATTTCTTTTCTTTCGCATAACTCTTGGCAAAGAGCTCATCTTCAGCAGCTCGTTTGTCAAGGTATGCCTTGATAGTTCTCTGGAACTCATCAATTTTTTTCTCACCCTTTTGGGGTTCTTCTGTGGCCTCTGCTTGAGGCTCTTCCTGTTGTGTGGTCTGGAGGGTATCTTCTTTGATTTCCTCTACTGACTGTTTAAGTTCTTCTGCCATGTTTATTCCGTTTTAGTTTTGTCGTTTACAATATTGAATGAGGTGCAGACATAATCGCCGGAGTCAAGCACGATTTCTTCCTCTCGATACAGCCTCGATATTTCGGCGATTGCCATGTTATCCGAATTAGGAGTATCGGGCACCTCTACAGTTACGACCCGTCGGAGAGTTTCTACTATCTCCACCTGATATTTACGGGTCTTTGATGTCGTTTCAGTCATTGTAACTTATTTGCTTATGTTTGAGATTTAGGGATAGCCAGTTAAGCAGCCACCCATTTGTGGCCGGGATTGAGGCATTCAAGACGTGCAATCACGTCATCAGCGCATTTTTCATGACCGACATACTCATAGTAGTTCGGTTTGGCATATCGCTCACCATTCTTCTTAATGGGATAGAGGTACACGTCCAGTTTGTCGATATTGGCCATGTGTTTGTGATATGCAATACCGGTGAGATTACTTGCGTTCATTGTTATTTTGATTTAGATGTTTTTGTTTTATTTGATAGTACAAAACTAATCAAAAATTATCTTTTATACAAGTTTTTGAGTAAATATTTTGGGCTTAAATGCTTGCAAATCTGATTTTTAACTTTTACTTGCCAAACAGCGTTTCTTTAACCGTTTGGACGATGCCATGTTTCTTGCGAGTGGGTTCTTCTCTCAATCTGTCTAATGATGATTTCAGGAATGATGCCTTTTCCTTATCCTCATCAGACAGGCCGTCATACCAGTCATCGAAAGAAATGGCGTTTTTCCTTGACTCTTCCCATTCTCTATCCCGGCGCTCCTTTTCTTCTTTCTCCCATGCCCGATTGATGTCATATTTCCTATCCTCGTAGAATGACTCCAGAGATTTCGTAATCTGCATCGGGTCGATATTGCCGTAGAATGTTTCATATTTGCCACTGCGGAGCCGAGAACAGAAGCAGATAAACTCCAGTACGTTCAGGTCGCCGTATTCCATAGCAATCTGGTCGCAGAGTTCGTCCATCTGCCAATCTTCCATTTTGGTCTTGACACCCACGAAATCGCTTACCCCCAAGAGGTGTGTCTTAATCAGGACACGGCTAACATACTCTATTCCCCACGCCTGTTCAAGCATACAGAGTGTGGGAGTTTCTTTAACATTGTTCAGAATGGAGAGGTCTCTGCACTGTATCAACTCTTTCTGTAAGTCTATCCCATAAATTAGGGATATTTCAGTCGGTCGATGTTCAGTCCTTAGAGCCAACGCCCGTGGAGATATATCCTCCTTGCTCTGACTCAATCTTTGCGAGTGTAGTAAGGACAGACAATTTTTGACGCTGGCTTGCAGTGGTCGGTGTATATCCACCTCCGCTGATTGGCGAGTTGCCGGAGTTTTCGATACTTCCATGTGTAGGTTGTAATGTCGTTATAGGTTTTCTGTCATCATATTTTCCTTCGAGGATTTTAAGCCAATTCGTACTGTTGTTGAATATCCAGTCAAAATCAGCCCGCCACCCCCTGTTGTTATCGCCTCGCATAAACGAAGATGCTTCGGCCTTATCAAATACCTGTTGCAGGGTTTCATAATCAAATCTCATTTCTTCAAAACGCACACGGATTTTCATCTTGCGTTTATCAGACAATTTCAAAACTTTTGGCAACGAGGGGCAACGGTCATGGTAGAGCCGGAGGACAAAATCACAATCAACGTCCGGCTTCTTAGGCTTAGCCGGCGGTAGAGCAGGAGTGTCAGGAACCTGCAACTCTTCCACGATAGCATCTTCAACCAACGCCTCCGTTTCAGGTTCAATGACCTGCGACGGAGGTACAGCTTCATTTGCCGGATACATTTCAACTGAAACATTGTCGGCCGGCATTTCTAATCCCTGATACTTTTCCCAATTCAGGATTGTTATTCGTGTAACTACATTGTCTGCCTTGACCGACACTCGCCCGTCTTTAATCATTTCTCTCAATCTTGCCCGAACCGTATTCACTGCCAAATTCCAGCGTTTGCTAATATCAGTTAGGGGCATAGCTACCTGACCACGACCAACTACAACCTCAATGCCTCGGATAAAGAACGTGCGCTCCTTGCGCCATTCGGCGAGGAGCAACAAATCAATCCAACACATGGCTTTGGTAAACTTTTCACCCAAATACCATTGTTCCTGCAATATCTTTCGGGATAACTTTATCCACCCGGTTATTTCGTCCATAGCCGTTGTCGTTTTGTCATGGTCAGTCGGTACTAAGGTAATCTGTAACTACCTTTTCAAACTCTTCAAAGGAATAGCAGACAACCCATAAATTGCCATGCTTAATAGCGTTGGCTCCCCATTCCTCTTGTGCCGGAGATATTCGACCACCGGGCTTCTTCATTTCAATATATAGGGCGCCGTAGCCTTTTCTGGGTACGGAGAGGCAGAGGTCAGCAACCCCTTTCCTCAACCCCTCTCTCTTTATGCGCCTGCCTTGACCGCCGGGCCGTATGCCTTCATTGGCATTATGGTAAAGCATACCGTCGCGCCATAATTCAGGATATGTGTATTGAAACCACTGAATACACTTTTGCTGTATTTGGCTTTCAGACTCCATGCTCTGAACGAGTTTTTTAGAGGTAATAGCACTTGTGTCTTTGCCTGATATTATTGCGTCCAATAAACGCCGATTGTATGTATTGCGTGCCATAGTCAAAAATAAACATTAGTAAGCTGCCTCTCCTGATTATCAGGACAGCCAGTAATAATATATTCTTCGGCCCTGTATTGCTGGAGGTGCAAATCCTCAACCCTGCCAAATCTTTTATAATTGCCGCAGAGGTCAACAATCCATGCCGACTCTTTATCCGGGTGTGGTCTTATGGCACGACCGACAATCTGATAGTACAATGCTAACGACATCGTAGGCCGAGCCATAACAACTGTGTCAAGTTCAGGATAATCGAAGCCGGTAGTCAGAACACCTACATTCGTAACTACTTTAATCT